TAATTTTCAAACATTTCGTTTTTTCATCGCGTTCAAATTTATCACCCGTGCTTAGAAATCTATACACCTCAATCATGGACCGGAATCGTTTACCTTCCGGTGAAAAGTAATAGTTATCGGTCATACCCATAGATTTACCAGATTTTCGCGTTTCTATTTTGACATACCATTCATCGTTTATTTCCCACCCCTTACCTTTTAGATATTTCTTAAGACTATTGAGAGCCGACATATCATACTACTCTATAAATCACGTATCTTTTTAAGTTCATCACACATCTTCAAATAATCACCTTCAGGTAAATTTTCTGAGTTTTTATCAATAAGTTCCATTACGGTTCTTGAAACACTTCGTAATGTTATATCTCTATCGTATGTAGGTTCCGGTGTCAAAGGGGGTCGACATAACCAATCCGTTCCCGTAATTTCCCCGTCGTAATTGTATATTTCGCGAATGTGTGTTAAGAAATCCCGTAATCGTGTATAATAAGTGGTGGGTGAGCAGACAGAGTCGTGTCTAAAAATATAATCTTTAATGACGAGTACATTTTGGGTATCACTCCATAATCCCTTATTATAATTAAACATGGATATTGGTCTGATAGTACCATCCTCGGGTGTAGGTAACGTATCGTTACGGTTAAGGTACGATGCGTTATAATTGAACGAAAATATAGGGGACGCGTATGCTTCTATACTTTGTACCGGTCCTCTACCACGTTCATTTTCATATATTACCTTAATGAGTATCTGTTGAATACCTTCACACGGGTTAGGTATAGTTGACCGTATACTACTATTGACGAAAGGTGTTGACGGCATTTATATATACTTACATTTATTCCTTATCTGGTTTTATAAGAATTTCGGGTGCATCATCAACTATATCTATAACATACCTACTTTCATTATCTGTGGGAGATACTGTTACGATTCTACACTTATCGGTACTGATCATAGTTTGGTCAGAAACTTTAGTTACTGGTATTGTAATAGGTCGACACAAGAGCATCCACATTTATATAAGTAAATATTTAAAATCTTTGTCACTTTTAGTGATTACCAAGAAAAAAAAACTTTTAATATATACAAAGTATCTCCTTGAGAAGGGTGTTCGATTTCAAATATAATTTTTCTTTTTACTAATCACTTTTATTGACAAAGATTTTTATATTATACTCTATGTTTCCTATTTAAAAGTAATAGTATAATAATATAAAAAAAATGGGTGAAGACGTAAAAAAGTATATACAGGAAGGTATACACTTTTCAAACGAATTCATGGATATGATTGAAGATATTTCTAGAAAATATCAAGAACATATTTCCGTATCAATGGAAATTGGGCATTTCGATAAAATGGGTAAAGTTATGATGAAATTATCTGAAGCTCTTATACGATATAATAAACAATATACAGAACTTATAAGAGATTTTAAAGGTAAAAAAGAAACCGGGGATGAAAAAAATGGGTTAGAAACAATTTTAGAATAAAATGTTACTATAATACAAATATGTATAATTTTAGACTATACACACCTGCATTTTTTATAATATTGTCAAATTTATTAATCACAAAACAATGTGGATCTTTAGTTAGTTCAGGAACAAACGTACCCTTTAGACCACCCGGGTGGGTTTTTGGTGTCGTATGGCCTATACTTTATTTTACAACGGGGTTCGCGTGGTCTTCTAGTAAAAAGGATTATTTATTTTCAATGATAACAGCTTTGTGTTGTTTATGGTTATATATTTATTCATGTAAAAAAAATAAAAAATCTGCATCTTTTATACTTTTATCCACCGCATTATTGTCGTGGCACTTAGTAAGAATTTTACCTAAAAAATCGAGAAATGCCATGATTCCATTAGCTTTATGGACAAGCTTTGCAACTTACCTCAATATGTACGAAGCATTTACTTAAAAATATAAGTAATACTTAAATAAATGATACAACAATATGCACAACACGTATATAAAATACTTGGCCCCGGTTATAGTGAGCGTGTGTATCACAATGCAATGGAAGTTGTCTTACGGAAAAATGGGATACATTACGAAACGGAGAGAATAGTTCCTATTGTGTTTGAAGGACACACAATAGGGAATCTTCGCGCCGATTTAATTTTAAATAATAAAACCGTAGTCGAACTCAAATCGGTTAAAACTATGAATGACGTCATGGTCACACAAGCCCAGAACTATCTACGCTTGACGGGGTTCACGGAAGGGTACCTTATTAATTTTCCTACATCACTTAACACCGATTTAGAGGTTAGGTATGTAACTCTGGATCTTCTATCTGATTCATCATGTACATAACTGGGATCATTTGGTAAATCTTTTTCCACTCACCTTTGGATTCTTCGTAATACTTTTTAGGGTCTTTAAGACCCTCTTTTATAATTTCGTTTATCTTTTCTGTGTAGAACTTGATTTCTTCTAAACAGAAATTGTAATATGGATCGTTGTTCATTACCTATATTAAATCTTTATTTTTTAACCTTGTTTCTAGTATTTTTAAAGAGTTCTGGTGTGTTTCTCTTTTTTACTGCAAAGTTTTTGAGCATGTTACTCAAACTGTTATATACAACACCTTGACGCAATGGGTTCTTTTTCGCATTCGATTTTGTTTTAGATTTTGGTTTTGGGGAGTTTGGGAATTTATTATTCGTTTCCTTTTGTAACTTTTTAGAATTGTTATTACGCACTGGGAAGGCCATTTTAGTATATATTTAGATTTTAAATCGTTGGTATATATTCCCAATGAAGGACCTCACATATCTTTTTCCATATAACGTCCTGTTGGTATAACTTTTCCTTCGATTTCAAAAGTGGAAAATATTTCAAGTACTTATCTTCACTCAAAAGTTCGCAAAACTTATAGAGTACATACGAATAACTCAAAAAGTTTTTTCTTTCTGGTGGACAGTTATCATCAAACGGTTTTTGAATATCCTTGAACATTATACGCAGACGTTCTTCGAGCTCTTGAGGCATGGAAGGTGGTTTTACTCCACTTATGATATTGGTTATATAAGGGACGTGTTCATAGAACTTATTTAGTTTCAATTTTTTCAAGAGTGTACGAACGCGTGCGTGTGTAATCTCATCTAAAACTTTTACCTTTATTTTTTTGAGTTCGTTACGTAGTTGTTCTATTACCTCGGGGGGTATAGTTGTCGTCTCTTGAGCTTGAAATTGTGATAACCATTCATTAAAATGATTTTCACGTTTATACGAATAATTGACTATCTTTTCCGACGTTTCCTGTTCTTCTCTATATGTCAACTCTTCACTTATAAGTGTTGCTAAAATCGCACCACAATTATCACATACGAGGTCACTTGTATCTGTAAAATGAAACACATTACTTTCTGGACACGTGGGGCACACTTCACGTTTCTTTTCTATAGGTCTATCTATATTATTTAACTTTTCTACGTCTATTAGGTAATCATTAAATATATCTTTCCTCTGTAGTCCTGATGTTTCTTTACAGTTGAAAACGTTATCGGTACTTACTTCTTTTTTAAGTTCATCTGTATATAATTCCAGATACGGCATACACTGGATTATATATTGTGACATTTCATATTCATATTTCGATTTATTAATGGGGTCGTCTCGAATAGACTTTTCCCATGTTTCTACTTTATTGGTATATCTACTTAAAAAATTACCTTCCATAATAATTAAATATAATGTTCGGTAATCTTTTAACTAACGTTATTTTATGGGTGTATTCAACATTACAATCGGTATTTTCCATCTCAGACTATAGAATTGTGGATACATCTATGGAATATTTTTTAGATACTACAAAAACACCGTTACCGGAAGAACTTGATGAATTTTGGTACGAAGAGCGTAACGAATGGGATGACGAGACCGAAAGTGTTTTCAAAACATTAAACTATTCAGATTATAAAGAGACTACAATTCCCGAGAATGTTACGAAAACTGTGGTTCGTGTTAAATATTGGTACAATAACACGATGTACAAATATTTGACGTACGATATGGATCACCCATGGCCACCACCACGTAAAAGTGGGGTTGTATTTAACATACCAATCGTTTCAGCTGTTTTGCTCGATTCGGATGATAAACCAGTTAAGGATATTTTAAACAAGATTAAACGGTACGCGGGACCACGTAAAGATTTTCATAACGAAAAAGTTAAAATAAGGGATATGTTATATTATGACATAGACGCGCTTGAAAATGATTTTCCAAAAATAAAATTAAAAAGTGCAATTGGTACGACTAAAATTGTAAGTACCGTCGATGGGTATATCACTGATCTTCGGGTACCCTAGTTGCCAAGTAAAATTTCAATTCACCCAGATTAGCAACGTTATATTTTAATATCAAAAATCTATTCTGTTCTTCTTGCATAATTTGTACTGTAGAACACATACTCGTCGCTTTTGTAAATATATTCATGTATCGAAGGGAATATTCACCCGAAATTTTGGGACTCTCTTCCGTACATTCAATATTCGTTTCTTGGTTTGCAAAATCACCCATACACTGTAGTTTAAGATTTGTACCTTCCCTAGTTATCTCTATAATATTACCAATATTATGCATATCTCTACATATTCGTTGAAAATCCATGGAGGCCATTGGTGTAATCGTGGTCATGGTCATATCTGGTACTTCAATTTGGTTTTCATTTATATCGAGTAATTTCAAAGCAAACTTAGTACACGTTTTCTTTGATTCATTATGAATTTCAATATTCATAAACTCTTTACAATTTATACTCATTACAAGAACATCATTATTTGTTATCGATTTAAGAAGTTTAAATGTATTCGCGACATTTATACCCGCAATTATATCAGTTTCACATGTATATTCTTCGAAATTATCCGATGAGAGATACATGTCAACCAAGGATGTACGAGCTGTATCGAGAGTTACGATGTATATACCATCAGGTTTAAAGTATATATTTACGTCATTGAGTATATCTTTGAGTACTTCAAAGGTTGATTTTATGGCACTCGCCTGAATTGTTGCCAATTTCATATCTGAAAAAATATAGATTTAATTCTTTATATTCTTGTTATATGCATCTGATACACTTTGATTAATCTTATCTTCAAGTTCGGGTGTCATAGCCGGCTGTAAAGTTCTACCATAGTCATCTAAACCAAATAAGTCTCCTGAACCCTCTCCTTCTAAAGATGTTGTTGAACAACCACCAAAATTACACGTCTCCAATTCCTGTACCGGTAAAAGTGATTCTAACCAGTTTCGTATTTCATTACCTACTAAAAGTTTACCGTTTTTGGTAAGCATAGTTGGAACACGCGTAATTTTATTTCTATATTGTGGTGGTATACCCAATTTATTAATGTTATGATATTTAACAATTTGTTTGAGTTGTGGATGTTTATTAATATAGTCAATTATATCCAAACTATGGTTACACTGTGGACTATAAATTAGAAGGGACATATCTTAAAATAGAGTTTACTTTTTTTTATCGAAAAAAACACATTTTTACATATTTTTTTATACACGTAAGATACAGTGAAAAAAACAAAATCTTTGTCAATAAAAGTGATTACCAAGAAAAACTTTTTTTTATTTTATACAAAGTATCTCCTTGAGAAGGATGTTCGATTTCAAATATAATTTTTCTTTTTACTAATCACTTTTATTGACAAAGATTTTAAAGATAAATAAAAATAATTATTAATATTAAATAATGAATACTATACTATTGATATTATTAATACTCATTGTACTCATGACCATGTCCAGGACGGAAATGTTTACGGAACAATTCGGACTTTCTGGATACACTAAACCAATGAATTCCGTTTTATTGAAAGATACCGAAATGGATTTATCTGATTACGAAGAATCAGGTGAAGAAATTGAAGTATCCAATGATCTCATGCAAGAAATGGTTCTCGCAACGAATAAAGAAGTTTCTAAAAAAACTGGTCTTTGTACGTATATCATTGAAACATTATCCGTAAAAAAATATATAAATAAGAAAAGTAATCAGGAAATATACAGATGTATGTTCATGTCGGTGAAACATAAGGGGTTTGCCGTAGGATTTTCAGTGACATCCGATTTACGAATTATTGATGGCCGTGCAACTGTACTAAATGTGAGAACACAACCTATAGACATTAATCCACCATCGGATCCAAGTATTTACCAGAAATCGATAAAGGGTAAAGAATTTGAAGATTATACAGAAGTTAGACGGAGTGAACTTGATATGGTTAATAATACAAAAATAATAGATAAGGTTATATCGGATCCACAAACCATGTACGGTAAAATTAATATTTAAAACTCTAAAATAATTATAATGATCAGTATTGATGAAATATCACGTATAACTGAAAAGAGGAATCATTTGAAAAAGGAAACGTATACTAAAATTTACGAACAGATTTCAAAGAAGATACGTCAGTCGGTAGATTTAGGCCATAAATATTTGTTTTGTCAGATACCTTCTTTTGTTATGGGGTACCCTCATTTTAACAGAGCAAAAGCGCTACAGTATATAAAACGACAATTTGAAATAGGTGGATTTACAGTCCAGATTATAGGCGAATACGAATTATGTATTTCATGGAAACCGAATAAAAAATCACGAAAAAATGAACAACACGAACATCCAGAAGACACAGAGGATTTCCCCACACTCGTAAACCTTAAAAAAGCAGCAAATAAATACAGGGGAAAATAATTGATGCGTGAGACTTAAAGTTTAAATATGTAAATATATTACAAATATGAGTGACCCTTTAAATATACTCGTCGAGGCAAAACGTGAATACATAGGACAATTATGTTTACTTATGTGTCCAGTTATGATCGAAACGTATGAAACCATGTATGAGGAAGCATATAAACTTACAAAAGGTAGAAAGGTTCTCGTAATGTACCAAAAACTTCTGAAAGAAGTCCCCAATTGGAGTGATGCTATGTCTAAACAACACACGGATAATATATCAAATAGATGTGCGTGGTTTAACGACCTGTTAGCTGCTGTTTTTGTAAGTTGTGTTAAAATTTTATCCGCGGTTCGATTGAATAAAGATAATAAGAAAATCTCATTGAAACTTCCAACGAATGAAGTTTTCATTCAAACGTGTTATAACAACGCAGCCAAAGATCTATATAGAGACCCATACATTTATCACGAAACGCAAAACGAACACGCGAGAAACGATAAATTATACGAGCGTTTTTGTGTATGTATCGAAACATCCGTAAAAGAACTCATACCCGTACAACAGATTTTACAAACGTATATGTCTCAAACACACGAGGGACAGGATTTAGATCTCGATCAAGCTGAAGTTGGTGATTCTGAAGACCCTGACCTTATTGATGGGTATGAAGAGGAAACGTCAGAAGAACCATTCGATGCTGAACAATCTATGGAGCAATCTATGGAACCATCTATGGAACCATCTATGGAGCAATCTATGGAACCATCTATGGAACCATCTATGGAACCATCTATGGAACCATCTATGGAACCAGAACAAACTTCACCATTCGATAACGAATTTAAAACTATTAATACTAAACAACAACCATACCCACAACCGCAGCAGGAAGAAGAAGGTGTTTTATTTCCAGATGCATCAGAGACCCGTGCAAAAAAAGTTGGGTACTATTAAATGGAGTTTGAAGACTATTTAAGAGACCCCGCGTGGGCCGGAATAATCGCCGGTTTTATAACCGCAGGATATATACACTTTAAAGCAAAGATCAACAATGAAGGTAAGCTTCCAGTAAGTGCGTACACAAAACCAGCTGCACTTATAGCAATTTTAGTATTTTTTATTGTTACCAATGGATTAGGTAAGAAAGAGACCATATCAACGGAACCATTTTAATTTTCTGACTTAAAGATAATATACGTATTTACAATATAATATGACTTCCGTGACCGCATTCAATGATATGATGGGTCAATTTCTTGTGGAATTACACAAGACATTTCCAGAAGAAAAAGGCTTGAAAAAATGTTTATCGGCTTTCGATTTAATGAAAGCTTCTAACCCACGTTTAGTTGTAGATGGGTTTATGCAGGGCGTTGCTCCGTATGCCGATAAGATTTCGTCTAAAGACGAATCATTTTTCATTGAAGAATCTAAGAATTTAGATTTTATGAAAGGTGTAAACCTCGAAAAACATTGGGGAACTGCTTCCGAGAATACAAAAGGTGCAATTTGGCAATATGTTCAGACGCTCTACATGCTCGGTACAACCATTAGTTCTATCCCAGAAGACACACTTTCCATGATTGAGACAGTTGCAAAGCAGTGTGCAGATAAAATGGGAGAAGATGGAAGTGAACTTGACGAAGCTGCGTTGATGAAAACCATGCAGGGTATGTTGGGTGGTATGATGAAAAAATAAACTCACTATATATAAATGACATCTTGGTTTGAAGATCCAAAACAATTGGTTCGAGTAGAAAAAGTTCATGAATTTTGGCCGTCAAAGACGCAATCTTCAGCAGACCGTGTTAACGCATCAGCTCGTTTTATTATTTATGCGACATGTATAATTTATCTCATAAGACGCGATCCACGTATATTCGTTTTGGGTGCAACTGCACTCGGTGTTCTTTATATAATGGAAAAATCTAATATGGTGAAGGAGGGTGTTATACGACCAACAAATGTATACAATAGTGTAGATAAATCATGTTCTATACCAACAAAGGATAACCCCATGGGAAATGTTCTCATGTCGGATTATACAGATAGACCAGATAGACCACAGGCGTGTCATTACCCAACCGTAAAAACCGAATTAAACAAATTCCTTACAGGTGATATTAAATATGGACCAGCCCGTTCCCGTTCAAGTATGCCCGAATACCAAAGAAATGCATTATCAAGACAATTTGTAAGTATGCCAGACACATCCATGGGTGATTCACAACATTATGAATTTATCCACGGTAACAGAGGTAATACGTGTCGCCAAGATCCAACATTGTGTAACCCAGACGCGAGAGGTGTTCAACTCGAGGCGTTTTCGGGTCTCGATCCAAACGGCGATAAGAGAAGTGGTATGCACAGAGGCTCTGGATTAGGACCTTAATTTTAAACAATTTAATAATAAAGTAGTAGATACTCGATTTCCATAAACAAAATCTTTTGTAATAATAAATGGCGTATCAACTCCAACCAGGAATGAAAATGGTTCAAGATCACGCGGTTCCCGCCGTTTGTGCGACCGAAGAAGTTTTTGTATATCCTCAGCCCAGTACCCTTAACTATGGGTCAGGTAGACCAAATACCATGTTATATGGTACTGCACCATACATGGCGGGTAAAGGTTCCCCAGTACAATTTATTAATACATCTGATGAACTCAGACCACAAAGTACATCTCGTTTCAACAAGGTTTTAGCGAAGACTTACGAAAGAAACTTCCACCCACTCCAAAATGTTGAGTGTAAATTACCACTTAGAACACAAACCTACGAACCATCGAGTACCAGAGCTGAAATGCAAAATGGATTGTTTCAGCAAAGATACCTCAATAAAAATCTCGCTAAGAAATAAGAATGGCTGATCCTATATCTATAATGGCTATAGCCGGCTTAGTTTATGCCGGTAGAAAATTAAGTCAACCAGACGAAAAATATACAATAGAAGGTAATGAAATTGAAGAACCTGAAATCGTTTCTGAATTTTCGGATAGAGATGTCTCTATACAATCTGAGTATTTGGGACCTTTATCACCACTAGTAGAACCATCATATAATTCAAAACAAGAAATGGGGTCATTCGCTGAAATTGCTCCACAACAACGATCATCGGGGGGTGAAGTTTTGTCTATGAGAAATCGCATGTACGACGCAGGGCGAATGAATAATCTTTCGCCAATTGAAAAACAACTCGTTGGACCAGGTTTAGGTGTTGGACCAGAAGTTCCTGCATTTGGAGGTAATCAACAATTGTTTCGTGTTAATCCAGAGAACGTTGGTGCCTATCGCTTAACGACTTTACCTGGTAGGTCCGGTCCAGCATTTGATTCTAAGGGTGGTAGACGTAGTATTGTCGGTGAAGTTGGGCACAATAGACCAGAAAAGACTGCGTTTTTGTATGGTCGTCTCCCCCCGGTTGCAGGTAGGGCACAGGGTATGACTGGTCGAACACCAAGAGCAGAACACGAACGCACAAAGAAAACAACAAATAGATCCGAAACGGGTTCGAGAACCGATACATTAAATTTCGCATCGGCAAAGAGAACGGTTTCTGCACTTACACGTGCTCAAGAACCAACACGAAACAAAGCTGATGGTTCTATCGGACAGTATCAATACAACAATCAACCAGCCCCTGGCATTAGTAGCTTTGTTGGTGGATACTTAAATACACCAGCGACTAAGATCGGTGAAAAGAGAACATATGGATCTGCATACACAGCAGAAGAACTCACAAAATACGGTTTCAGACCAGACGATAGACGTGGTAAACCAAATAGAGCTGCGGGTCCAGGACGAATGAACGTTCGTGCCGATGCACTTAACCAAGGGGGTATGGTTACGAGTGTTCGTTCCGATACAACGAGAATTGATGGTCGAGTAAATGCCGCGAATGGTGCTTGGACACAACAATATAGAAACAATGATTACCATAAATTTAATGCTTATAAGGGACACGAAAATCCAAATGCTACGAGTATGAGTTTGGATACAGCGAGAAGACAGCTTTCAAGTAACCCATTAGTTCATAGTCTTTCTTAAATAAATAGAAATTGAGACATACACTCATTAAAATATTGTTCATATATTTTAATGAAGGTACATACCTTAGATATAGACAGTGGTGAACGAGACCCAGTTTTGTACCCAAACGTAGCTGATTATGTTGTACACCTAAAAAACCCTATTTATGATGTAAGTAAAATTTCACTTATATCAGCACGTATACATAATAGTCAGTTACTTATAAATGATCATAACAATACGTTCACAATAAACAATATGTCGAATAACTACGATATAACAATACCAAACGGAAACTATGACGGTGAAGATTTAGCTTCAAATGTTGTTATAAATTCGGGTGGTAGGTTATCAGGATCTTCGTATGATAAAGATACAAATTCTATAACGTTTGAAGGTGCAACTCAATTTAGTTTTGATTTCTATAACGGTACAAATGGGTATAAATCAGGTGTCAATGGCAAAACAACACCACATGATATATTAGGTGTAAGTGCCTCTAACGCATTCTCTACATCCATTTCTCCTTATAAATTTTATACTGGTAGTGTTAATTTACAAGGTCCTGATGCAATTATTGTTAAATTAAGTAGTGGTTCAGATGAATTTAACAAAACTGTATTTTCTGAAACACCCTTTTATACAGGACGTATACTTCTATGTGGAGATGTGATTAACTTTTCGGGTGTTGACGATACAGTTGAACACAATTTTGATTCGGGATCACAAAAAACGATATCAAGTTTACGTGTTCAGTTTTATTACAGTAGTAATAATCGGTTAATACCATACGAGTTTAGAGACGCGAATCATATACTTAAACTCGCAGTCACGTGTTCTACTGACAAACTTGAGAATGTTGCTAAAGTGGAAAGAGACTTTTCTCTTCCACCACCTATGAGTATCCCCGAAATGGAGGATCCGCGTAGATGGGATGCGTTTATATCTATATTTATGGTAGTCGCAACCGGTTTATTTTTATTATTGGTTATGCGTAAGCCTAAACTTATCGAGTAACCGCGAAGAGTGGTTGGGCTGGCTTTTGCACACGAGTGGAAACACGAGAGATACCGACGTAGACCAAGATGGACAAGAGTGTTGTGAACAAGGCCGTGAGCGTGTAGTTCATACCACCGTTCTTGTTGACCTTAACAACCTGGTTAACAGTCCACCTGACCAAGTCCATCCAAGAGAGGGCGGCGGCGAAGGAGAATCCAGCAACGACGGCGTTGAGGGATTGGGACTCGAGTTCACGAGCGACGAGCGTAACAGTTTCAGCAGCAGTAGACATTTTATATATATAGTATCCTGAGATTTTAATCAGGGAGTAGTTCCTCTTCAATTAAAATTTTTTTATAACATTTGGGTTTCATATACCCTCTTAACATTCCGACATTTATAGAATCTATACCTGAATCGGATTCCGAATCTGTTTCTGTATCAGAATCGGATTCGGAATCATCATCACGTAATCTAAAATATTCAGAAGTCGTCACATACCCCGTTGGTTCCGATGTGTTCATTACTATCTATAGCATTTTTTAACATCGATTCCGACGGATTTTTTGGTTCCCATGCATCCCAATTATCGTACGCCATATTCATTTTAACGAATTTATATTCACGTCCCGTATATCGTGTAAAAGGAATCTCTTCATCTTCAAACTCGATGTCTTCTTCCTGGTCTTCTTCATCGGAAGATTCTTCATATATTTCCGGAAAATGTGTTCCCATTTTCTTACCAACTTCGTTCATGGCACAATATTTCATGGCATATTCCATATCTTCACCAAGTACCATATCTCGACCACACGCCGTAGCGTATTCGGCTGCGAGAACCATAGTTCTTTCGAGTACGGGTTGGATAATGTTAATAGCAGAGTCCTGGACCTGCTCAATTAAGTTTTCGGTTGCGTCTTTTTCTTGTTGATTCATTATAAATTAAACAGTGTTTTAGCAATTCCGTTTTCTACACGGAGTATGTTATAACTTAGGCCTAAAACTCTAAGTTCTCTTTTACGATCTTCCTGACTATTCAGGGTTAATGTTAATATTTGTTCTTTAATTAAACTAAAATTTCTTTGACCTGTTGGATACCACCGTTCCGGTTCGAGTGCAAAACTATATGAATAGAAACGTTTGAATAATTGTGTTCTTGAATGGTGTATACCACTCTGAACTGCGCGTAAGTTTATGACGTTACCTGTAACCTTATCTAAAATAATAGAATCATCTAATTTAATTTCAAGGTTCCGTAAATGTTCGTGACTTATATATTCATTATCCAATATCTGATCCGCGTGATCGTAATCAAGTGGACTTACAAAATGTGAACTAACTACACTATTTCTGATTTCTTGAATTATAAAGTACAGTTCTTTTACTGGATTTTTAAAATTAAGTTTATGTTTTACAAGAACGGGATTAATACTAGGACTTTGTGGAATTTGATCTGTACTTTCCTGAATTTGTGTAATGATATAATCTATTTTTTTACTCAATAACATCTGTTTTTCTTCTTCGTCTAAGGAAACCATTTCAACGTTTATTTTTAAACCTTTTATCAAGTTTTTAGGTTTTAAACCGGTATAATGTATATAATTTACATGAGCAACTCCAGTTCTCGTTGCGTGAATACACTGATCGACGTCGCGAAGTTTTATAACAATTTCAATTTCTTGACCTGTTATCGCACAGAGTGGTACAGCAAGTTCGGGATTATTATAAAAATAAAATGGTATATCAATGAAATACTTCGTATCAGATGTAGCATTACCTAGATAATGACCTAAAGCCGTTGACATGACCATAGTTCCAGAAAATTCTAAAGGTGGTTTACCTATAAGTTTTTCTAAATTGTGTTGTTTTGTTTGTGTCATGTACTGTTCGGAATAAATGTGTATAAAATCACTTGTAAGCCTTTGAATAACTTCACCCCCTATTAATAACTCTACATGTTCAATCATGTGATGTCCTATCGATTCATTATACCCTATACCAGTTCCATTTGTTATAAAACTTTTAAGACTTTGATCTATAGCCGATAACTCAACTTTCATACTTACAGTTTTAAGGAGATCACCTTGGTTTTGTGGGATTGTACATCGAATAGTGTTTCCAAATTCTACTTCACCTTGAACGTCTAAATCAACAAAGAATGGTGCAAAATTGGTATGTTTTTGAAAATTCTTTATGAAATATGTATACTCGGGGTCGTCTGTAAAAAAAGCGTCCTGTGGACCAGATGTTTCTAATTGAACACGACCAGCCATTACTAGTATAACTGACTAAAATTTTAAACCACCAAGTCCGCTGCTTATACGTAAAACGTTATAGTTTACAGCGTATACGTAAACTTTGTGTCCGAAACTAGCGTCTGGTGTATCGAGTTCAATATCTATCAAATTGTGGGCTATTCTACTCATGTTAACTTGACCGGTCGGGTAATACGTTTCTGGTTTCAAAGAAAAACTATAGACGCCAAATTTATTACCTGTTACACCCGTATAATACTTTAATGGTTGTTCGTAACTGAGCATTAAATTATCGGCATCTATGATTATGTTATTGTTAAATTTCATGGTAACTTGTTTTATTGGTTCGTATTTGTATACGTCATCACTAACAGCCATAAAAAACATTTCCTTGACCGGGTTTTTAAAATTAAGCATACCAGATTTTTTAGATTCACCCGCTT